CTGCGTATGAATTGATTTGGTCCGGGTGTGTTATTATATCTACCGGCACTGGCTATTAATACTCGATTTGGTTTATAATCACCTTTCTCAACAATTTTATTATATTCATCTGCAGATAGTAGGTGCAGGCTTAATCCATAGGTATAACTAGCATATCCATGTAGTACATTTGGAACCGAATCATCTAAGATTGGGCCAGTCCAGGGAACTCCACTGAGTGATCCTTGATCTGCTATTGATGTAGGTGCAGCATTATTATCGGTAGCTGGTTCAGTTTTACTGCTGGTATTTGGTATTACTCCACGATCACCGCCTGGGGTTGATTTATTTTTAACTAATTTTGATAATTCGGGCATGGACAACGTAGTCGGGGCAGCCGTCGCTGGTGAAGTATTATTAACAACATCGCGCTGGGCTGTGTCTTGTGATGGAGCGGCAGGAGCGGCAGTCTCTTGTATCTGTGTACTTGCACCATCTATTGTTGCTAAGGTTTCATCAATTTTAGCACGGCTAGTTTGTAGTTGTAGTGTAGATGTCTGTACCTGTTGTCTCGCACTAACAATAGCAGGATCATTATTCCAACTTTTAGTCGGATCGTCGAATGTTGTAATAAATTCGTTATTAGCATTAAGTTGTCTGGTGATAGCAATTTTTTGTGTGAGTAACGCACTTTTATTTGAGATATTAGTTAAAGATTGCTCAGTGGCACTGGGGCCACCAAATCTCACAGTGGTATCCTGCGCTGGGGTCGCTTGACTAATAAAAACTTCTGCTGTCCCTACGACATCATTGCTCTTACTAACTAATCCGTTAGCAATGGCGGTGACTTTAGCCTGCGCATCTATTTTAGCCTGTCCGGTTAATACTGCCATGGGTTATAGTCCTAACGCGGCGGTTAGGGTGTCCTTTTTGGGAACGTAGATAGTAGCACCAGGTAAGAAATCATACACTGGATCTTGGAGAACGTTTGGATTACGAACTGAGAACACCCACCATAGTGCCGAGTCACCATACAAGTCATAGGCCAACAGATCAGGACGGTGCTCATAGATATTGTCAATGCGGTATGCTGTATCACTGGGATCAAATGGTATTACGGGTATATTAGCTACATCTAGAAAAAATGCAAACGTTTCTGTGTTAGCATAAGGACTAGTCTTGCTATAGTTTACAGCCATTATAGGAATCCTCCATAGCCAGTTTTCTTATCGCCAACTAGTTTGCCTTGGGCAAAATCATTGAGATTAAATCTATCATGTATATTTTGTCTACTGTAGACTGGGCGTAGGGTAACTGATACTGTGCTAGAAGTTGGTACCCGTGTCGTCGATGTAATTGTACTAAATTTTTGGCTGGTCACTGTTTTTTGTGGTCTGGTACCGCGGCCCATATCTGGAATATATTTCATACCGTCATTATCAAGATAACTTACAGCGCCATTTGGATTATCGGGTGCGGTTAACGTAACATCTTCTAAGGTAGTCTGTGTAATCGGCACTTGTAGATAATCTACATCGTTTGATAGATTATGTGTAAAATTAGTGACCACACAGGGTACATGTGGGAAATAGTGGCTGCCATAGCCATCTAAGAACAAGATAGGAGGTGGACTGCCCATGTTAGCGCCTTGGCCAAAGAACATTTTAGTTGATGCTCTTAGGAAATATATCGCCGCCATTAAATACTGTCCTTCTTCTACACTCTGCACTGTAAATTCACCACTGACCGTGATGTCATTCACATCTGAGTTGTTGTAGAAGTGTGCGGAATAATTACTATGTGTAAGCACAGCAGTTGAATAGTTAGCTACGTGGCTTACTTGAATGCTAGGTGTATATGGCCAAATAACTCCGTTGGTTTCAACTAACGGTGCCATAATTGAATTTTGAGTGGATGTGTCCTTATAAAATATGGTAGCACTATCAGCTAAACTTAGTCGCACACGCCAATCATCTTCACCGGCAGCACTGGCGCCACCTTGTGCGGCTCCACCAGAAAATCCTATATTAGGAATGATCTTAGACAATGCGGCTCCACCGCCAAGCGGCAATCCCGATATTAGTCTACGAGCATTTGCAGGATTTAATAGATCAAATGCAGTGCCGCCGCTCTTGGGCACACTGGTACCTTGCGCGAAGCTGGTCACTGATTTTGCTATACTAGAAAAATTTGGTAAAGCCATAATATAAATACCTCTTGCTTTTATGTATTTATAGGTTGTATAATAGTAGTAGTTTAAAAGGAAACGTAAACATGGCTAGAAAGGTAAATTATCTAAACAATAAAGATATTCTTAAAGAAATCGCAAAAAGTAAGCTAACTTACTGTAGTTTCGTCAGCGACGAAGTAAAAAGTTATGATGCAATCATCTATGGTGTTGACAAGATTACTAAGAAATCTGTTCAGGAAGCACGTAAAGCTCGTGCAGAACGGCTAGCTAAAGAAGCACAAGAAGCAGAACTACTGCTAGGAAACAAGCGTAAATTAGATGAATTTTTAACTCCTACTAAAGATATCCCCGTAACTGATGTGGTATTCCGTGTTATGACCTGGGATCATATACCCATCGACGAAGTTAAACAGAAAAAAGCTGATCTCAAAGCCCAGGAAGAATATGATGATGAGATTCCCGAAACAGAATATGATGAACCCAATCTAGCTGTCAAGGGTCCTGCAAAATATACCAAAGTAAACTTTCCCCCGTTCCAACATTATCAGGTAACAGAAGAATTAATTCCTGTATGTGTGGGCAAGAGCCATTGGAAAGGTGATTTAGAAAAGGGTAAGTTCAGCAAAGATCACGGAACTATGACTAATAAACTAGCACACATGTTTATCAAATTATGTGAACGTTATGCTACACGTAGCAACTGGCGCGGTTATACCTACAACGATGAGATGCGTAGTCAAGCGTTGTTACAGTTAAGCCAAATTGGCCTACAATTTGATGAAGCCAAAAGCCAAAACCCATTTGCTTACTACACGGCAGCTATTACCAACAGTTTTACCCGTGTATTAAACATAGAAAAACGTAATCAAAATATCCGTGATGATATTTTAGAGATGAACAACTTTTCTCCAAGTTATACACGCCAAGGTGATTGGGGTGCAGGTGGTGGACACTACGAAGAGTAATTTGGCAATACACAATTTGCACATTGACTGTAACTAAAGTATACTATAACTATGGCTAATCTATTCAAGAAAGCGGCTGTTCTGACTGACATTCATTTTGGATTAAAGTCTAACAGTGCTACACACAACGACGATTGTCTTAACTTTGTCAAATGGTTTATAGAAACCGCCAAGGCTGAGGGCTGTGATACCTGTTTCATGACAGGTGACTGGCACAACAATCGTGCGGCAATCAATATTGTCACACTCAACTATAGTCTTACTGCCCTAGAGTTATTAGGCAAGGCCTTTGATCGTGTGTTCTTTATTCCAGGTAATCACGATCTATACTATAGAGATAAACGTGATATACAATCAGCTGAGTGGGCTCGTCATATACCAAACATTGAGATCATCAATGACTTCTACAAAGAAGGTGATGTCAGCATCGTTCCTTGGCTAGTCGGTGATGATCATAAGAAACTAGGTAAGATTTCAGCCAAGTATATGTTTGGGCATTTGGAACTACCGCACTTCTATATGAATGCCATGGTTGCCATGCCAGACACTGGTGAGATCAAAGAAGGTGCATTCAACGGTGTAGAGAAAGTATTCACTGGACACTTCCATAAACGTCAGACACGTGGTAACATTACCTATATGGGTAACTGTTTCCCACACAATTATGCTGATGCTGGTGATGATGCTCGTGGTATGATGATCATTGAATGGGGGCAAGAGCCTGTGTTTCGCAGTTGGCCAGGACAGCCTATGTACCGTGTGTACAATCTCAGTGACGTGTTACGCACACCAGAAGCATTACTATTGCCAAGCATGCACTGTCGTGTTAATTTAGACCTCGACATCAGTTACGAAGAAGCAACATTTATCAAAGAAACGTTTGTTGGTACTTACCAACTACGTGAACTTACATTATTACCAGTTAAGAATGCAGATATTGGTACAGACATCATGTTAGGCAATATCCAATTTGAAAGTATTGATAGTATCGTAACTAGCCAATTAACTAATATCGCCAGTGATCATTACGATCCAAATTTATTATTAGATATCTACAGGCATCTATAATTTGTTCAAAATAAAATATCTCACAGTTAAAAACTTTATGAGCGTGGGTAATAGCACCCAGGCTGTTAACTTTGACCGCAAAGACCTTACATTAGTCTTAGGTGAAAACATTGACTTGGGCGGTGACGATACAGGTGCACGTAATGGTACAGGTAAGACCACTATCATCAATGCTTTAAGTTATGCCTTGTATGGTACGGCACTTACTAACATCCGCAAAGATAATCTAGTAAACAAAACCAATACCAAGGCCATGTTGGTCACAATTGAGTTTGAAGTCAATGGTGTTGACTATAAGATCGAGCGTGGTCGCAAACCAAATGTATTGAAATTCTATATCGGTGACCAAGAACAAGAAGCCAAAGACGATAACAGTCAAGGTGACAGCAGAGAAACGCAACAAGAAATTGAACGTTTATTGGGCATGAGTCATGAGATGTTCAAGCACGTGGTGGCTCTGAATACATATACAGAACCATTCCTAGCATTAAAGCCAAATGATCAACGTGCTATAATCGAGCAACTGTTGGGTATTACTTTATTGAGTGAGAAAGCCGAAGCACTCAAAGAGCAGAGTAAGGCTACAAAGGACGCCATACAACAGGAAGAAGCCAACATCAAGGCAGTGACTGATGCCAATAAGCGTATCGAAGAGCAGATCGAAGCCACACAGCGTCGTCAGATGTTGTGGCTAACTAAACGTAAGGATGATGTTGCTAAGTTACAGACAGCATTAGATGAATTGCTTACATTAGATATTGATGCAGAGATCGTCGCACATAAAGAGTTATTAGTATACAATCAACGTCGTAAAGATCTAACTGATCTAGACAAAGCCATAGCACGCAGTGAGCAGGATCTACAGCGTGAAGTTAAAGGTATCGCTAACTTAACTGGTGATATTGCCACTCTACGTGAGCATAAGTGTAATACCTGTGGGCAGGATCTACATGACAGCAAACATGAAGAACTGTTAGCGATCAAAGAAAGCAAACTTAAAGACGCAGAAACACAGCAAGGTATTCATGCTGGAGATTTAGAAGCACTTATCCTAGCAAAACAAGAATTAGGTGAGCTAGGTAGTCAACCTAAAACATTCTATGACAATGAAGGTCTTGCTATCCAACATCGTAGCAGTATCGCCAGCATACAAGAACAGATCACCAGCAAGGCCGCAGAAGAAGATCCTTACACTGAACAGATCGCGGATATGAAGACAACTGCACTTGCTGAACTTGACTATACTAAGATGAATGAACTTAGCCGCATCAAAGAACATCAAGAATTCCTATACAAATTATTAACTAATAAAGATTCTTATATCCGTAAAAGAATAATCGATCAAAATCTGAGCTACTTGAACGCCAGACTGAGCCAATATCTTGACCGTATTGGCTTACCCCATACCGTGGTGTTTATGAATGACTTGAGTGTCAACATCACTGAACTAGGCAGAGAACTAGACTTTGACAATTTAAGTCGAGGTGAACGTAACAGACTTATACTTTCATTGTCATGGAGTTTCCGTGATGTGTGGGAAAGTTTATATCAACCCATTAACTTGTTATTCATCGACGAGTTAATTGATTCGGGAATGGATGCGTCGGGTGTAGAGAACGCCATGGCTATTCTTAAGAAGATGTCCAGAGATTCACACAAATCAATTTGGCTAGTATCGCATCGTGATGAGCTAGGTGGTCGAGTTAACAATGTCTTAACTGTGGTAAAAGAAAATGGATTTACTAGTTATAATACAGATGTTGATATTGCATGAAATTAGCAACTTGGCATTGGCACATAGAAATATCTAGTAAGTGTACTCTTAAATGCCCACGCTGTGCTCGCACGGAAGTACCTGATACGTTAATTAATACTGAATTAAAATTAGATTTCTTTAAGAAGAACTTTACTCCAGAGTTTATCCAACAGCACGTAGAAAAGATTACATTCTGTGGTGATGATGGGGATCCGATTTATGCACACGATCTAATAGATGTAATCAAATATTTTAAGAGCATAAAGCCTGTAAAGATTGTTATTGTTACCAACGGAAGTTATAAAGGTACCGAATGGTGGCAACAGCTAGGTATTGCACTAGATCATACTGATCATATACATTTTAGTTTAGATGGGTGGGATCAAGCAAGTAACGAACAGTATCGTGTTAATAGTGATTGGACCAGTATAGTGTCTGGTATCACAGCATTCAGATTTGTCAGTGATGCATATATGACTTGGGACTCTATTGCTTTTAGTTTTAATCAAGATCGATTAAAAGACATGGAGCAGTTAGCAAAGAAATTAAGATTTGATCAGTTTCAAATTACCCGCAGTACCAAGTTTCATAAGATTTATTCAGCGTATCCTGAGAATGATCAGTTGCAGCCACGTGATGAATTAATTAGTAGCAATTATAGATTCCAAAGAGAGATCGTAAATCTTTCTGGGCGCATAGAATCCGCAGTAGGGTATACGACTAATTTAGCCTTATACCAAACAGCCAAAGAAATAAATGGTGTTAAAGCCTTATGTGGTATTGGTGCCAAGGGATTATTCATTAACAGCCAAGGTGATTTCTTTCCTTGTTGTTGGGTAGCTAATCGTTATTCACATAATAATGAATGGTTAGATCTAGGTCGAAGTTTTAATTTAAACGAAAAATCACTAGATCTTGTGTTGAAAGATGCATTCTGGGACGAGAAATTTGAAAATTTTTCCTGGACTGAATGTAAGACTAAATGTAATATATCAGTAGTAAATCAGCAATACGCCACTGAGTGGTAAAATAATAACAATAAGGAGAAAACTCCAATGGCAGGACCAACAGCAAGAGTACATCCGGGTAAGCGTAAAGCTAATCCGATGATGACAAGAAATGGTAAACCTAGACTGGGTCCATTGAATGTATCACAATTAACAGCAATGTTAGATAAAGCACAACGTAAAAAAGACAAAGCAAAACTTTCTAGAGAACTTGCTAGGAAAATAGCAATGAAGGCAGTATAATTTTAAAAAGGAAAAGTAAACATGGCAATTCATGACGATATTTTAGCAGCAGTCGAACTATATGTAGCAGAATCAGAAAAATTTGAAGGCAAGGGTGTTAAAGCTTCGGCGGCACGTGCTCGTGGTGCATTAGGTGATTTAGCAAAGTTAGCAAAAGCTAGACGTGCAGAAATCCAAGAGAAGAAAAACGCATTAGGTTCTAAATAAATAACTCTATGTCATATGATTATCCTTGGACTTATCTCGGTAAAACTTTTGAGTCTGAGGATATCGCTGACAACTACGGCTTTATCTACAGAATAACAAATACCACAAATGGCTTTGATTATATAGGCCGCAAATATTTTACTACCATCAAAAAGAGACCACCTCTAAAAGGCAAGAAAAACAAGCGCAGGGAAACAGTTGAGACTGATTGGAAAGACTATTGGGGTTCAAGTGCTAGATTAGTTGAAGATATGGCTAGACTAGGAAAAGACAAGTTTACACGTGAGATCATACATTTATGTAAGTCGCGCGGTGAAACAAACTACATGGAAGCGTACTATCAATTTAAGGAAGGTGTGCTGTTGAAAGAAAACAACTACAACGGTATCATACAGATTAAACTTGGTAAAGGCTCCGTAAAAGATTTAAAGATTACAAAATAAAGGATATTCAATGACATCTGTGTTGTTTTCTGGCTGCTCATTCGTACAAGGATGCGGATTAGAAAATGAACACAAAAATCCTGAACATTTTGCAAATATACTAGCAACAAATTTATTTGGTACCGATCATGCCATAGAAAATATTGGCGTAGTCGGGCACTCAAATGACAGAATTTTTTTAGATACCGCAGTCAATTTAACAAAAAATTATTATGACTACGCATTTGTATGTTGGACCGCGTTACATAGATATATTTTTTACCCTGGATTAGAACTGTATGAATCTAAAAAAATCTTTTTACCTAATAAACGATTTACAAGAATAGAAGAGTATAATAGCAATAATATATCATGGACCGCTAAAAAATTAACTAAGTTAAATGATGATTTTTTATTATTAAATCATTCGCACTATTATATACGTGATCTAATAGATTACGTACATATTTTAATTAAACTTGCAGAGTCACAAGGTACAAAGATATTTTTTATCAATAATATTTTACCATGGGACAAAAATTATTTTGTACACATAGATAAAAAAGTTATACCTTCTATGCTTACAGAATACACAAATGAATTGTTAAACAGCTCTAATAGAGATGATCAAGAGATTAACCAATTATATCATTTAATGCACGGGCATTATGCTATTCGAGGTGGGATCAAATCATCTCATTGGTTAAATCTGTATACTAGTTTCCTTGATATGATGATTGATGTAGGCAATGATGGAATGCATCCTGGATTACAAAGTCATAAGCAGTTTGCAGATTTTTTAACAGAAGAATTTAAGAAACACAATTAGCCACTATCGCAGTTAATACTGTGTCATGAGGAGATCGTGCTACGTTTAAGTACCGCACGTGGAACGCTTAGATAAGACTAAGCAC